TTCCAGAAGACCCCATTACTGCAAATGTATCTATAAAGATATCAGGAAAGGTAATAATCGAATCTGGTAGCGGGCCAAGTGGTTCAGCCAGTGCATTCTTGGAAGGAGCATAATTTGACTTTCCCTAATCATGGGATTTCACTTTTACACAAAGGAGAATAATCAATCATGGAAGCACATCAAATAACCAGAGAAGAATTTTTAACCAGAGATGAAGTACAGATTGAAAAGGTAACTTTTGATGACGGGAATTACACCTTTGTCCGTGAGATGTATTCCAACGAGAAAGACCAATTTGAGCAATCTCTTGTTGAAGAGAAAAAACAAGAAGACGGCACGATTACATATGAGAGAGCGTTGGCAAACTTCAGAGCAAAACTGGCAGTTAATACCGTATGTGATGAAAGCGGTGTAAACATCTTAGCTCCCGATGACTACAATAGACTGGGTAAGAGCATGGGGGCAAAGAAGATGGAGAAGATTGTTGCCAAGGCACAGGAGCTTAATAAAATTACTGATGCAGATAAGGACGCGTTAGTAAAAAACTCCGTTGCCGGCCAGACCGGCGATTCGCCTTCAGATTGTGTGCAAGAATAGGATGCATACATCCGGACTTCCTATTGCCACAACTTACAGCATCGCAGATGGCAGGATGGGAGGCATATGACAGGCTTGAACCATTTGGTGAACAGCGAGCAGATTTTAGGATAGGGCAATTATGCTCAGTTGTCACCAATTTATTCAGGACATTATGGGGCGAGGAGGGTTGTGAAATGTCCTCTGTTCTGGATTTTATGCCTGAGTGGGGAAAAGATACATCACAGAAGGCCAAAAAACAAGACCAGAAGCAAGCAACAAAGGGGATAAAGCAGATGTTTCAATTATTGGCACATAGACAAGAAGGACAGGAATCAAAGGGGAGAAAGAAGAGAAAGAAGGGTAAAAAGGTCAATAGGGGACGAACTTTATGAATATAGGGGAATTGGTTGCATCTTTGGGTGTGGATACTGGCGGGCTGACTTCTGCAAGACGGCATATGGATACATTTGCCAATAAGGCGAAGAATACATTTACCAGTGTCACCCAAACATTAAAGACGACAGAGGTGTCTTTATTTTCCATTAAGTCTGCCATTGTAGGGCTTGCGGGTGCAACTGGCGTGGGATTCTTAGCCAAGCAATTCATTGATGCAGGAAATACCACAGAACAACTCAGGATACGATTACAGCATTTATTGGGGAGTGTAGAAGAAGGGAATAAGCTCTTTAATGCTATGGCTGATTATGCAGGCAAAGTGCCATATGAATACAAGGAAATAATGAGTGCTGCCACTGCATTAGCCGGAGTAATGAAAGGTGGCACAGAAGAGGTCAAACAGTGGATGCCTATGATTGGCGACTTGGCGGCTGTTACAGGTCTAAATGTCCAGGAAACCACATCACAGGTAATCCGCATGTATTCTGCTGGTGCTGCCGCTGCTGATATGTTTCGTGAATGTGGTATGCTGGCGATGATGGGCTTTCAGGCGGGGGTACATTATACCGCTCAAGAGACCAGAGAAATGATGATGAAAGAATGGAAGAAGGCAGGCAGCCAATTCTATGGAGCAACACTTGATATGGGCAAATCATGGAAGGGGATGATGTCCTTTTTTGGTGATGCTTGGTTTCAATTCAGGGATAGTGTAATGGGGGCAGGCGTGTTCGATTTCATGAAAGAGGGGGCGAACATGGCATTGCAGGAAATCCAGCGACTCAAAGACGAGAGCAAACTGGATAAATGGGCAAAGGAAATGTCAGATAAAATTGTTGCCTCCTTTGAGGCTATTGTTATAGGGGCTGCTAGTGTTAGCGATGCCTTCGCAGGGTGGAAACTCAATTTCTTGATGATTGGAAAATACTGGACAAAATATGTTGCGCTACCTATATGGGAAACCTTACGTAAACTCCGCGAGAACACATCTGATGCACAACAATTTATCAAAGAATTGACAGGGGTTGAATTGCCATGGATGGAATCAAGTAAGCAGATACTTGAAGAGCAAAACCTTATTGTCCAGCAATATAAACAAAACTTGGAAGATATAGAAAAACAGTTAGCCGGGATTGCAGAGGGGCTGAATGTCAAGAAAGCAGAAGAGTTATTATTAAAACTCCAAGACAGGCTTGCCGAGTTAGACACGAAAACCAAGGAAACCACAGACGGACAACATAAATTTAATACCAGCGTAAAAGAAACAGGGAAATCTTTTGCAAACCTTGATACAATTATTTCTAATACAACATTTGCAACAACATTTACTGATGACCTTTTTTCTATGAATACATTACTACAGGAGCAAGATCATCTTCTGTTCCAGACAGCGGCAGGGCTTACTGAGTTTAAAGTATCCTCTCCATTCAAAGAAGTGGCCAAAGATACCGAATATGCAACAGAGAAAATCAATATTATGGAAGATGGCCTTGCTCACTTTTATGAAGTTGCAATGAGTCAAACCAGATCATTCGGAGATTTCTTCACCGGAGTATGGGACAGGATAGCTTCATACTTCCAGTCGGTAATTGCGCAAATGGCTGCCCAAGCCACACTTGGATTGGGAGCTAATACCATGAATGCTATTTTCCCTGGTGCAATAGAAGCAGGAGGGGCTAGTGGCATTGGGATGGGGGATATCCTTAGCTCTGGAGCAAACCTCCTGACCTCTCCTTGGACATTCGGGACTTCTCCTGTATGGGAAGGATTGGGCCAAGCATTGCCATTTTCAAATGAATTTTTGGAAGGGCCTTGGATGGGGATAGGAGATATCCTTGGCACAGGCGGAATGATAGCTGGGGTAGCTTCATTGGTATCCAGTATATTTGGTGGAAAGAAGCGTCCTAAAGACCAAAGATTAACTACAGGTGCATATTCTGCCCCACTCTCTGACTGGATGACACAATATGGGGGTGGAATTGGAGCAAGCCACATTACAGGTAGTGAGACTGAATTTGAGGCGGCAACAAGACAATTAATTCAGCAAGTATCATCAGAGACCTTTGATAATATGGCAAAGGTTTTCACTCAGATATTGGGCGAGGAAGCTGGTAAAAAGTATATCCAAGCATTACAGAAAGCCACTATTGATTTGCCTTCAGAAGTAATGAAAACTGCTTATAATGAAGATATGGGGGCACTTGTAACAGGGATTATATCTGCCAAAGTCCCGCAACGTATATGGGCAGAAACAATGGGAGTATGGCAGCCATTTCTTGAAGAATTGGGAGTAGGAGCAGAGAAAGCAGCGCAAATGGTGCAAGATTTTTCACAAAGGATTAATAGTATTGATACTTCAAGTTTTAAAACATGGCAGGAGGCATCAAAATATTTGACAGAGCAAACAACAGGCATTGTTGGAGATTGGGCAAAGTATGTTGAAAAAGTAGCTGTATATTATAAAGAAATAAATGCTGTCCTTTCCCCTAAAACTGAAACTGAACAACAAATGGATAAATTTGCCGCATGGCGCGACAATATGCTTGCACTGGCTGAAGATATTGGTGCAAATACACAAGATGTGATTGACGCTTACAATAAAATGGTACCTGATTTGAATACTAAAATGGAAAAAGCACGAGTATCTGGTGGAGTAGATTGGACAACAGAAATGTTAGGAATGCTTACGCCGGCACAAAAAGGGAATTTCTCGGATTATTTTCAAGAAATTATTGGATATAAATCATCACAATATTTACAGGAACAATTAGGGGTTGCAAAAGAGACATATGGGCCAAGTGCTTATGGAATTACAGGTGGAGAGAAATGGATTCCTGGTGCTGGTTCGCAGAATGCTGCTCCAGGAACAGTAAGAAGAACAGGAATGGGGTGGTGGGAACATAAAGTAACATTATCTGCCCTTGAAGTAATGAAACAGGATTTCCCTGCCGAATATCAACGATATCAAGATGCTATTAACCTTGCAGAAACTGCAACTGGGAATTATACAGATACTCTCAGAAAAGAGTTCTTCCCGACAATTACAGATGCCGTAGAGGATACTGCAATTACCTTTTCGGAACTGACCACAGAACTACAAGGAAGATATAGAGAAATACAAAGTACTATTAATAGCTTAGGAGGAAGTATTGCAGAACGTGAACGGAATATCTCCTCCCTTTCTGGTTTATCTGCACAATTGCAATTCGGCGAACTCTCGCCATATGGGCCATATGAAAAAGCACAAGCGGGAACAGATTGGTATAACACACTAAAAGATCTCGCGATGAGTGATATGGGGATTAGCGATTATATGTCCTTTGTCCCCACCTATTTATCACAGATGCAGGATATGTGGGCATCATCTCCAACTTATGTTGACAAATATCAAGGCGTCCTGGCAGATATAAAAACCATCCAGGCACAACAAGAAGAAAAAAAGAACGAAGAATTTAACGAATTACAGACACAGACAGCAATACTTGAACGTATAGCCACTGCGCTGGAACAAGGGGGCAATGAAACGGAGAATTGGACAATAGATAAAATTATTGAGGAAATTAACCAGAGACAAGAGTATGGAGTAGAAATATAAAATGGCAAATGCTAATTTCACGGCATGGGCAGAGAAGGAAATTACCGACAAGATATTCCTTTTCGCTGTCACCCCTGAGGGGATTGCTGATGGAGATAGTTGGACTGAGCAAGGTACTGATGCTTTGCCAACAGGGATACGACATCATCAATGTCTTGTTTACGAAGATGCTCTTTGGATGATTGGTGGTTATGTGGCAGCAGCCTCAAGAAAAGTATATAAATCCACTGATAATGGAGCTACTTGGACTGAACAGGGAAGTGATGCTTTGCCTGTGGCTACCTATGGGCACACTTGTTTAGTTTACGATAACAAGATGTGGGTTATCGGTGGACACACAACAGAAGCAGTTAGGAAGGTTTATTATTCAACTGATGGTAAAACGTGGACTGAAGC